AAAAGGGCGCACGATATATGTAGGCATTAATTTGCAAAGTTTCTTGACAGTAGAATAAACTTGCAGGGAATAGCCAGGGCGTGATTGCCTGTGGTCTGTATTCCTCTACAAAATCTCCTTTAACCGTTGGATGACACTAGTAACCCAAGCCGAAGCAGCACGAATTCTTGGTATATCTCGCCAAGCTGTTTCGATAGCAATAAACGCGGGTCGGCTTGAGACTCAACTTGACTCAGATGGGAAGAAGATGCTTGACGGGTCCACGCTCGCTGCGGAATACCGAAAGAAGACACAAGCGAGAGCGAGAAAGGCTAGCCCCAAAAGAAGGGCTTTGCAAGCATCAGAGCCAAAGGCAAGGATGGGTAAAACGCAGGAATATATTCCTGATTACGACGAAAGCAGAGCTAGGACCGAGCACCTAAAAGCTGAATTATTAGAGCTAGAAAGGAAGCAAAAGGAAGGGTTGTTAGTCCCAGCTGCTGATGTTGAGGCGAAATGGGTGGAGATTGTCACGCTTGCTAGAAGCAAAACGCTTGGCATTCCAAGTAAAGCAAAACAACGAATACCGGACTTAGATGTCGGAGCAATGGCTACGTTGGAAGACATAGTGCGTGAAACGCTTGAAGATCTTGCGTCGGAGGCAGGGGAATGAGCAACATTGAAAGCATTACAAAGGCTGCGCTCTTAGCGTTCAAGCCACCAGAGAAGCTAAGCCTTAGTGAGTGGGCTGATAATCATGCGTTCCTTAGTGCTGAATCAAGCGCCGAGGGTGGAAGGTGGAGAACACTTCCTTATCAAAAAGGAATTATGGATGCGATCACCGATCCAACTGTGGAGCAGGTGACGGTGATGAAGTCAGCCAGGGTTGGCTACTCGAAGATTTTGAACCATGTGATTGGGTATCACGTTCACCAAGACCCAGCGCCAATCATGTTGGTGCAACCAACGATTGAGGACGCTCAGGGTTATTCGAAGGAAGAGATCGCTCCGATGTTGAGAGATACGCCGTGCTTGAAGGGGCTAGTAAGTGAAGCCAAGGCTAAGGATGGCGCGAACACAATTCTGCAAAAGCAGTTTCCTGGTGGGACGTTGAGCCTTGTTGGGGCTAATTCGCCAAGGGGATTCCGTCGTGTGAGCAGGCGGATTGTGCTTTTTGATGAGGTTGATGGCTATCCGCCCTCGGCTGGCTCTGAGGGTGACCAGATCAAGCTGGGCATCAGACGTACGGAGTACTACTGGAACCGGAAGATCGTTTCTGGATCTACACCAACGGTTAAAGACTTCAGTCGGATCGAGCGGATGTACAGCCAGTCAGACATGAGGCGTTATTACGTCCCTTGCCCTGATTGTGGTCACATGCAGTATTTGCGATGGGCAAACATCAAGTGGACAGATGGCGACCCATCAACAGCCGCTTATGGCTGTGAGAAGTGTGGCGTTTTGATTCCGCATTCAAAGAAGCGTTGGATGGTTGAGCGCGGTGAATGGCGCGGAACGTCAGATTTCAACGGAAAGCATGTTGGCTTTCATATTTGGGCGGCGTATAGCTATTCGCCTAATGCTGCGTGGTCGAATTTGGTAGAGGAGTTCCTTGATGCAAAACACGATGCAGAGCAGCTAAAGACGTGGGTGAACACGATTTTGGGTGAGGTCTGGGAAGACGAGTATGCAAGCAAGATCAGTGGTGAGTCTTTGATGGAAAGAGCTGCTGAGGAGAAATACAGACATGAGACTCCTCCTGCAGAAGTGTTACTGCTTACTTGCGGATGTGACTGTCAGGACGACAGATTGAGCTTGTCAGTCTGGGGATGGGCAAGAGATGAAGAGGCTTATCTAGTTGATCGAGTTGTTTTGCATGGATCACCGTCACGACCGGAAGTATGGGGCCAGCTAGACGAGGTCTTGCAGAATCCTTATGAGACGGAAGACGGCAGGACTTTAAATATTGAAGTTTGCTGCGTTGACTCTGGCGGTCACCACACCCAAGAGGTCTATGGCTATGCGCGAGAACGTGCGGCAATGGGCGTAATCGCGATCAAAGGCATGGGTCAGAAGGGCAAGCCTCCATTAGGCAAGCCAAGCAAGGTCGATATTAACTTCAAAGGCCGGGCTCTTAAAAATGGCGCTCAATTGTTTCCTGTCGGCGTTGATGGCGTGAAGTCATTGCTGTTTGGAAGGCTGAAGCACAACGATCCAGGCCCTGGATACTTGCATTTTTATCCAACTGTTGGCCCTGACTACTTCTCGGAGCTAACAGCTGAGCGTCAAGTGCTGAGATACAGGAATGGATTCCCGGAAAGAGTTTGGGTCAAGAAAAGCCAAAGCCCAAACGAAGCATTGGACGAAATGGTCTATGCATACGCTGCGTTACACCGTCTTTATCAAAAATTTGACCGCAGAAGCATCTGGGATCAATTTGAAAAGCGCAATGAGCCTAAACAGGCACCTCAGCTAGGATCTAAGCAGCAAAAACGGTCTAAAAGCCGTAATTTCGTCCAAAATTGGTAGTCCCCTGTGAACATCCCAAGTGAGATAAGGGCTGGCGACACCGTTAAGTGGAGGGATGACTCCGCTACGGATGTTTTCGGCAATGAAGTCAAAAGTGATGAATGGATTCTTAAGTACTACTTGAGGTTCAATAGGAGCACTGCGGCTCATGTATCTACTGGCAGTGCTTTTGGCACGGGCTGGGAGTTCACGATTTCAGCTGCTGATAGCGCAAATTTCGATTCTGGTACTTGGTATTGGCAGGCAGTTGCCACCAAGGGGGCCGAGACGCTGACGCTGGGATATGGCAACTTTTTAGTCGAAGCTAATCTTGCTTATACGGGGAGCGGGGCTGGCGCTTATGACGGTCGCACTCAGGTCAAGAAAGATCTTGAAGCGATTCAGCTTGCAATTCGTACGCTGATTGCAGGTGGAGCGGTACAGGAATACAAGATTGGCAATCGCAACCTGAAGCGATACGATCTGCCTGATCTAATTCAGCTAGAGGCTCGATATAAGGCTGAAGTTAAGCGTGAAGAGCAAGCTGAACTTGTCGCCAACGGTCTTGGCAATCCACGCAACCTGTTCGTGAGGTTTAACTGATCATGGGTATTCGCACTCGCGTCATGGGTTTCTTGGGTTTTGGCAAACCAAATCCAACTTCAATTTCTCGTCGGGCATATAACGGCGCAATAGTTTCGAGGCTGACATCTGATTGGATGTCGACTCAAGCCAGTGCTGACGCTGAGATCAGGACGAATTTGCGGAAGCTGCGTGATCGTTCACGCGAGATGGTGCGGAACAATCCGTATGCAAGGCAGGCAAAGCGCACAACACAGATCAACGTGATCGGCACTGGCGTCAAGCTGCAATCACAGGTGCTCCAACTGAGAGGAGCGAAGCGCGATACCAGGATCAACAAGGAAATTGAGTCCAAGTGGGAAGTTTGGAGTCGTGCTGTTCATTGCGATTGCGCTGGTCGGTATAGCTTCCACGACTTTGAATGGTTAGCTGTTGGAGCAATGTGCGAATCAGGGGAAGCCCTTTTCCGCATTCTTAGGCAGCCATTTGGCAATTCAAAGGTGCCTTTGGCGCTTCAGATGCTTGAAAGCGATCTTTTAGATGAGGCTTATCAAGGTGGAACACTTGCCAAGAAGAATGAATGGCGTAATGGCGTAGAGGTGAACGAATGGGGTCGTCCTGTTCGTTATGCGATTTTGACGCGTCATCCTGGTGACACTTGGTTTCAAGGCACCCCAGATCCAAACCGCAAGCATGTTTTCTTGCCTGCTGATGACGTAATCCATCTGTTCATGCCGGATCGCCCTGGCCAAAACCGTGGCGTACCTTGGTTTCATAGCGTGATGGCTGATGCACATCAGTTGCAGGGTTACGAGGAAGCGGCGGTGATTCGTGCTCGTGCTGGCGCAAGCATCATGGGCTTCATCACCAATAACGAAGGCGAGTTAATTGCTGATGACGTTGAAAACAACCAGCGCATTAGCGAGTTTGAGCCAGGCACTTTTAAGTATCTGTCTCCTGGCGAGACGGTGAATGTGCCTTCAATTGATTCGCCGGATCAACAGTTTGAGATGTTCGTCAAGAACAAGGTCAGGCGCTTCGCTTCAGGTTTTGGTTGCTCTTATGAGACGTTGTCTCGTGATTTCAGCGACACCAACTACAGCAGCAGCCGTTTGAGCTTGCTGGAGGATCGTGAGCACTGGCGTGTTGTGCAGAAATATTTAGTAGATGCATTCCACATGCGTATCTACCGCGAGTGGCTGAATCTTTCAGTTTTAGCTGGAGAGCTTCAGTTTGCAGATTATGAGCTTCGTCCTGAGCGTTATGACCGTCCACGTTGGATGTCTCGTGGCTGGAGTTGGGTTGATCCACTTAAGGAAGTAAGGGCTTACCGCGAGGCTGAACAGGCTGGATATATGACCAAGGCTCAGATCATTGCTTATTCAGGCGGTGATTACGATGACAACATCAATGAGTTAGCCCGAGAGCAGGAGCTTGCAGCGGAGTCAGGGGTGAAGTTGGACAAGGATCTTGACTTCACAGACGAAACCGTGCAGCTTGACTTGCTTGAATCAATAGAGCCCACTCGGAAGCGCAGTAATGGCAAACGTAAACGGAGTTGAAATTGACCTTATGCCTAATGAAGGCATGAGGAAAGAAGCTCAGCGTTATCGCGATTGGAAATCGGACGGAGAAGGTGGCGGCACTGAAGTGGCTCAAGCCAGAGCAGCTCAGATTCTCAGTGGCAATGAGTTGTCCGCTGACACTGTGATCACAATGTCGGCTTGGTTTGCAAGACACTTAGTGGATAAGCAGGGCGAAGGCTACAGCCCTGGAGAAGATGGATATCCAAGTAATGGTCGGGTTGCATGGGCGGCATGGGGTGGTGATCCTGGAAAGTCATGGTCAGACGCACGCGCTGCGAGAATAAAAAAGGCAAAAGAGCGTGCTCATGAAAATGGGCATAATGGGAGCAAAACATCCCAGTCCGAAGACACCATCACCACCAAAGCTATGGAAACTGACACTCAAAGAGCTGCGCCAGATGAGCTAAAAGTGGGAGATTATGTTTCCTGGGATAGCTCTGGTGGTCGCGCAAACGGACTAATCGAAGAGATTGAGCGTGATGGAAGTATCAATGTTCCCGACTCAGAATTCACCATTAACGGCACGGCAGAAGATCCTGCTGCTTTGATCTGTCTTTACCGAGACGGAGAAAAGACTGAAACTCGCGTTGGCCATCGCTTCAGCACTCTTACCAAGATTGATCCAATCCGTGAGGTTGAGTCTGAGTTAATGGCAACTCGCGACATGGTTGGTGAGCTGATGCAGCGCACCGAAACGTCTGAAATTCGCGGTATTGATGACCGTACTTTTGAGTTTCCTTTCAGCTCCGAATATCCGGTCAAGCGGTATTTCGGCAACGAAGTGCTCAGCCATGAGGATGGCGCACCTGATTTTATGCGTCTAAACGACGGCGCTCCGTTCCTTTTCAACCACGATCCAAACAAAGTTTTGGGTGTTGTTGAGCGGGCGTATCTAGACGATGAAAAGAAGCGTGCCTACGCAAAAATCCGCTTTTCACGCTCTGATTTTGCCAAACAGTACCTAGATGACGTTAAAGACGGCATCCTTCGGGGTATTTCTTTTGGTTATTCAATCGATGATGCTGAGCAAAAAGAAGATGGAATTGTTGCTACTAGGTGGAGTGTTCATGAGCTAAGCCTTGTGTCAATACCAGCAGACCCCACAATTGGTATTGGACGTTCTCTTCTTTCGACAGAATCACTCATGTCTGAAACCTCACAACCCAAAGCTACTACTATTACTAACGAAGACCCTGTTGCAGAACAGGAAACTCGTTCAGCGGTCCTAACCGCACCAACTCCTACTCCTGTTATGGAAGAACAAACTCCAAACCTGGAGCTGATCCGGTCGGAGGCCAAAAAGGCCGAAAAGGACCGTGTCGCCTCTATCTCAGCCCTCGGAACCCAGCACAGCATGGGTGACCTAGCACGTCAGCTTATTGATGGAGACAACTCCCTTGATGAAGCTCGTGCCGCATTCCTCGAAAAAATCGGAACTTCTCAAGTGGAACAGCCAATTCGCTCCACCGATGTCACATCTAACGACATTGGTCTTTCTCAATCTGAAGTGAAGAACTTCAGTTTCGTTCGCGCTCTTAATTTCCTGGCGAACCAGAACGATGCTTCAGCTCGTCGTGAAGCTGAATTCGAGATCGAAGTAGGCGAAGCGGCTGCCAAGCAGTACGAGCGTTCTTCTAACGGCATCGTGGTGCCAAACGAAGTTCTTCGTCGCGACATGAACGTCGGCACGGCTACCGCTGGCGGCAACCTTGTTGACGATGTCCTGCTTTCGGGTTCGTTCATTGATTTGCTCCGTAACCGTCTAGCAATCGCTGAGGCTGGTGTAACCACGCTGACCGGATTGCAAGGCAACATCTCAATCCCTCGCCAGTCCTCAGCTAGCACCGCCTACTGGGTTGGTGAGTCTGCATCACCTTCTGAATCACAGCCTGCTGTGGATCAGGTCAACATGAGCCCCAAGACAGTTGGTGCTTTTGTTGATTATTCACGCCGTCTGCTTCTTCAGTCAGACATCAGTGTTGAGTCAATGGTTCGTAATGACCTCGCTCGTGTAATTGCACTGGAAATTGATCGCGCTGCCATCTACGGCACTGGATCTTCCAACCAGCCTTTGGGCCTGACCAATACGACCGGTATTGGTTCACAGAGCTTGACTGGCGTCGGCACTTTTGAAGAGCTGATCGGTATGGAAACCGACGTAGCAACAGCTAACGCTGATGCTGGCTCATTGCGCTACATCGTGAACGCAACTACTCGCGGCGGACTCAAGTTTGCCAAGAAAGACAGCGGCAGCGGTGAGTTTGTCTTTGCCGACAACGAAATCAACGGCTATCCCGCCATTGTTTCTAATCAGCTCGCTAACAACGATGTCTTGTTTGGTGACTTCTCCATGATGATCATGGGTATGTGGTCCGGTCTTGACCTGACAGTGGATCCTTACGCTGGTGCAACTGCTGGAACGGTAAGGATTATTGCTCTGCAAGATCTTGACATCGCAGTCAAGCAAGCTGGTGCATTCTGTCTTGCTACCTGATAGCAGGTGATTTGATTAATCGCTTCTGACTTATGAAGATTGAAATTCTAAGACAGGTGATGATCTCCGGGGAGTCCGTTTCGGCGGGCTCCATTTTGGAGGTTGAATATCCTCAAGCTGCAACTTTGATAGGTCTCGGCAAAGCTGTTGAGTTCCAAGCAGAAGCCAAAGCTTCGGTTGAAGAGCCTGCGGCTGAAGAAGCCCCTGCCCCCCCACCCAAAAAGTCAACTACTCGCAAGAGGACTAAGGAATGAGTATCGGGAACACTCGCAGAGCCACGACTCTGCTCACATTCGTCGCAAATGATGTGACGGCAGCAACAAAGACTGGATCGGTAGTCGATCTGGAAAACTATGAAGGAGACGTTGCTCTCGGCCTTGATGCTGAAGCAGGCGGCTCAGGTGTTACCTACGCGGTGAAGGTCACTGAGTGTGACACTAGCAACGGCACTTTCACTGACGTTGCTGGTGCCACATTTACGACCACTGGCGCAAACGCTGCATTGGTTGAACAACTGGTCTTCAACAGTGACAAGACCCAGCGATTCGTCCAGTGCGTCGTGACAGTTGCAGGTGGGACAGGCACAGGCGCAGTCAGCGTTCTGGGTCTTGCTGCTCCTAAATACGGCTGATTTGTTTCACAACCCCCGATTCTTCGGGGGTATTTTTTTATGTCACTTGTTTTCACCGAGGATTTAGGCGCTTTTTTTGACACGCCTGGCTTTACGGTTCCAGTCGTCCACAAATCAACAATAAGTGTTGGCTACTTTGAATCGCCTAACGAGATTATTGCTGATGGAGTCGTGTTGACTACTGATTATGCAGTCGTGGTCAAAACTTCTGACTTTTCGTCCGTTTCGAGAGGAGACGCAATGACTGTCGATAGTGTTGCTTACACGGTGCGTGAGCCAATGCTGCTTGATGATGGCAAGATTATGCGTGTGATGCTTATGAAGGATTAATGCGATGACAACAAAACGCGAAAACATTCTTGCCGCCATAAAAACGGCGTTAACGGGCACTACTGGGGTTAGCACCAGGATTTACAGGAGTCGTGTTGAGCCAATGAGCAGAGCGGAATCGCCTGCGATTGTGATCGAACCTGTTTCTGATAATCCAGTTCAAAACACGAGTTTACCAACACTTGACTGGACTCTTCGCGTCAGAGTCGTAGTCATAGAAAGAGGAACTGTCCCAGACCAAGCCGCTGATGACACGATTCAGTCCTTACACAGCAAGATGATGGCGGATTTGACTCTGGGTGGTCACGCAATTGATGTAGAGCCTGCTCAGACGACTTTTCAGTTAGTCGAAGCTGATCAACCATTGGGTTTAATTATTTGCGAATATGAAATTCGATACCGCACCAAAGTGGCTGATTTAAGTCAATAGCTCTCTCGAGCTACGCTAAAACCTAACCACGCTTTCCATTTACCATGGCAGATGAACACAGTGGTCAAGGCGGGAGCTACCTGCTGGATCCTGAAACAGGCGTCCGCACTTTAATTATGCGTACGCTTCCACCACAACCATCAAAGGAAACAACCGATGGCACTGCTACTACGCAAACGCCTGATTCTGGTAGAGACGGAGTCGACTTACGGGACGGATCCAACACCGACCGGAGCCGACGCGGTTCTGGTAAGGGATCTAAGCATCACTCCACAGTCGAGTGATGTAGTCAGTCGCGACTTGATCCGCCCTTACATGGGCGCATCTCAGCAGTTACTGGCGAACACCAAGGTTGAATGCACATTTAGCGTTGAACTTGCTGGCTCCGGCACTGCTGGAACCGCTCCTCAGTACGGTAAAGCGATTCAAGCTTGCGGATTGAGCGAGACTGTTGCCGCTGGCACCAGCGTCAAGTACGAGCCTGAGTCAAGCAGCTTTAATAGCATCACCATCCACTACAACATTGATGGCGTTCGCCATAAGGTGACTGGTTGCAGGGGAAATCTGACGTTGAATGCAACGGTTGGCGAAATCCCTTCGTTGGATTTCTCCTTCACTGGCATCTACAACGCTCCAGATGACACTGCGTTGCCAACTCCAACGTATGCCAATCAGGATGATCCATTGATCTTCAAGAATGGCAATACAAGCAGTTTCGCTTTGCTCTCTTACGCCGGAGCCTTGCAATCTTTCAGCATGGATCT